TCATCCCACGGTAATCCCCACATCTCCCAGAATGGACTATTGTATGGTGCAGCATCGTGTGTGGATGGTGCCAGCCCTACAATAGCTACTTGCTTAAATCCCATTGTTACTCACCACTGCCTGATCGGGTATGTGGAAATTTCCTGATACGCTTACCCTTTCTCCCTCTACCCAGAATGGGTGAACAGAGTGATCAAGCGTAGCTGGAAACATTAGTATTAAGTTTTCTGCTGGGGTTACATCCCACTCCCTTACGCATAGTGGGCTTATTGATTCTCCATACCTAAAGAAGAGATGTCCAGCGGATTTTACATTTGACTCTGCTTGCTCCTTAAATATAACTTCAGGAACCTTTAAGTAGATTACAAAAGAAACAATACCACCATGCTGATGGCTGGGATTGTGATCATATCTCTTTTGATAATTAACCCACAGGTTTTGCAGGGCTATGCCAAACTTTTCTTTTCCTGGTGCAAAGTTTAATCTCTTAGGACCATAGTGAGATGACATGAAATCAAACCACTTGAACAAAATACCAGCCAGCTCTTCGTGTACTGACTCTATGTATTCATCACTATAATTATATGAACCACCGAAATACAGATTACCGGCAAGGTGTTCGCTAAACTTATGTTTCTCCTTCTTCCTTATCTTATTCCCTTCCTTTAACAGTGACTTCTTTAGACTATCACTGATGAAGGTTGAATATATACATGGACCGAAAGGGAATATGACTTGACCACCTTGATCATCTTCTACACTAGGACAACTCGTTTGAAATTCTTTCATAAGATCGGGGGTGGTTTTACCCACCCCCTAATTACCTCTTACGCTTTACAGTCAGCTAAAAAGCCCGTTGAGGCTTGGTTCTTAGATTCAAGACCGTACTCAACGACAAGCATCTGTCGAACAGAGTCACCAGTCTTAGCCAAATTCTCCGTACGGAATGGTCGGAGATAAGACACAGACCAGTAATCAAAATCTACGAAAAAGACATCTCTATCGCGGAACTGATTTCGGTCACTCACAATCTTAAACGTACCAAAGTCGCTGACATATACGTCAACAGCAGCGATAACATGAGCAGGTTTATCACCCTTAGTATCTGTTCTAAGAGATGATACTGACTGCGCTAGATCTGAGATCGCTTGCTTAATTGCCGGTTTACATAAAATAACATCTGGATCGCCACCAGCTTCGTACACCGTTTTGATAACATCACGCATACCCGCTTCAGTAATTGAAGCAGTAGCGGTTGCATCAACAGGTGCAAGAGTGCCTAAATTGCCAGCAGCAGGTGAGCCACTGGTCGGGTTCATTGAAACATAACCCGTGTTAAGCCAAGTGCTGAGTCCAGCACTCTTCCTGGCTTCCGTGGAGTCACCAACAGCCATGACAATATTGTTCGTCAACATGAACTCTATGTCACGTTTCATCTGCTTGGCTTTCTTCGCTAACTGATAAGCTTGCGAAGATTTTCTGCCAGCATAATCGACTGCTTGGTTGGTTCCAGATGACTGGATTGTGTATACACTTATCTGCGTGTAGTTATGTAATCGCACTGGATTTGCCCGCGCATCATTAGTCGGGTCATTTCCTTCTATAGCTTGGTTAGCTGTACCTGCAGCAATGGTATCAGTCTGCCATTCAAACTTCGTATTGTCTGCAGAACCTCTACCGCAACCACTGAAAAAAGGAGTATCCATAGGAGCGATGTTATAAATCACGTTTGACAAGTCTTCCCTAATACCTACAGCACTGTAAGTCAGCATTGTATTTGTAGGAACTGCCATAATTTTTCTCCTATTCTTGTAAGTCTATAAAGTCCTCCAAGAGTGTTACCGCATCTTTGTGGTGACCAGTCTCCCGAAGTCTTTTCATATTCGCAGTTCTTTTTGATTTTTCACTGTCAGACTTCTGCACACCCTTGCCACTCTTAATGACTTTGGGTTTGTTCTTTATCTTTTTAGACTTAACTGTTTTGACCTTCTTCTGGTCATCTTCCCAAGCTTTAGCTTGCATTAAGATTAGAATAGAACGGTGATCGAAAAGCTGTGCTAACTCTTCCTCGGCAAAGCCCTTGGTAAAAGCGAACTCTCTAAGTTCACCAGCAATCGCTTTCTGTTTCACTGGGTCTCCCCAATCGGGAAGGATACTGACTAACTTTTGATGTTCAGTCTGTGCCCAATTTTGAAACTGATGTTGCTGTTCAGCCTGTTGCTTTTCTGCTTCTTGTGCGTGTGTCTGTTTTAGTTTCTGAACACTGTTCTGGGCTTCTCGGAAGTCATCCCTCTTTGTAAGATATTCTTCCTTGTCTTCGGTCTTTAACCGTTCCCAGTCAATGTTCTCAAACTCCTGTAGCGAGGAGAGACTAAGCTGTACTCCTTGCGCTAAAGAGTTGATATACTGCTGTCGAGCCTCCTGAGTCGCTGCAACTTCGGTCTGGTAGAACTGTGCTGCCTGATCGAGTTGTGAGCGGTACTGACTTAGCTCTTGTGTTTTCTTTGTATAGTCTGCCTGTCGAGAGTATCCCTTAATGAGTTCATCTTCAGTAACCTCATGATCTTCACCATTTATCTTAACGGTGTAGACATCAGGTGTGTCAACTTCCTCTTCAGTTTCTTCTTCTTCAGGTGACTCTTCCTCTTCATCCTCTGCTTCCTCTTCCGCTTCTTCAGCTTCAGGTTCCTCTTCGGATGCTTCGGGTTCGCCTTCAGATACTTCCTCCTCTGACGCTTCTGCTTCCTCAGCTTTCGGTTTCTCCTCTTCGGAGTCGAGCAAGCCAATGATAGCCTTTTCTGCTTCCATAATACTACCCTCACCTGGGGGTAGACCTATATCATGCGGGGCTGGTTGCGTATCCGCTGCCATTTTTTAATTCTCCTATAATTGGTATTGCTGCATTTTCTCAGCCATCTGTCCAGTTTCCAAAATGGATTGAAGATGGATGCGAAGTCTATCCAGCAGTCTCATAGCTAACCAGAGCGATTCTCTGGTTTCCTTATCACCGGTACCTGATTGTTTCCAGGTATCCAGTAAATCTTTTTCAAGTGTTTCAAATGCCTCTACAATGAGAGGATCGTTTAGTAGAGATTGCGCTCTACGCGCTCTGTCATCCAATTGCTACGGGTCTCCCTTGCTCAGCTTCAAGCTGGATCTCTGCCATCTTCAGGTTAGCATCAACCTGAGTCTTCATGGCTTCCAACTCTATCCTCTGCTGTTTAACTTGAATGTCGGCAGCTTTGATCTCAATCTCTTTCTGTTTAAGCTGCATCTCCATTTGGTCTATTGATTCCTTGGCGTTGGGTTGGTCAGGTACTTGATCGGGGTCAGTCAAGAAATCTTCAACATTCTGGAAGCCCATATTCTTTATGAGTGCTGCTCCCATGTTGTAAAGATTCTTCTGATTCACAATCTTCAGACCACCCTTCATTGCATCACCCGCGAAGGAAAGCATAGTGGAAAGGTGCATCATTTGCTGATCACGATTACCACTTCCTATTCCCACGGAAACAGTACAATCGTATCTATCCTGCCACATGTCTGGTCTGACTGTGATAAAGTTATTTCTCAGCATGATGATCCTTTCGTGATCCTGATTCTTTTGTATTAACTCAAATATATTGAGCATCAGCTCCTTCACACCAGTCTCTGCAAAACTCCTGGCAATCAGTTCAACACGAGACTGTGCTGCCGTCATCGTGGCAGACACAGCCTGTGCTGTGGTGTGGGAGGTTAGTGCATTTTCATTTAGACCCTGGCTGTACTTACTGACACCGGATCTTGATTCCCTCAGCCTGTCAAGGTAGTCAAGCATCTGGAATGAACTCTGTTCAAGCTGTGGCGTGGCAAGTGGCATGATTGCATTTGGTGACTTGACTCTCACTATACCGCCCGGTCTTTGTGTGAGCAGATCATCCAAATTAGCTTGCCCCTCTAAAATAGCATATCTACCAAAGTTCTGGTTGTACATGTTATCCATAAGGTTTCGTGTCAATACAGATTTTATCAATTGAATTGACATCACAAGATCCGCAATCGACAACCCAAAGAACTTATGCGGGATCTTAATCGGTGTAACACTGACAAACGGAATCCTGTCAATCGGGTCATCTGAAAGAACCTGACTGCCTACCGTTGTAATCTTCCTTAACTCAGCAATGCCATCACCATCTTCATCTATACGAATGTAGCTCTCATGTAGCCAGTATGACTTTAACTCCTCACTGTCAGCAGCATCACCCCAACCTGACCAGAACTTAGCGGAGTCATCGAACTCATACCTTGCTAACCTTTCTGCGGAGAACGCATCTATATCCGTATCCCCACCACCCATCGCTTCTACATCATCTATTTCAAATCCCATCTCCCTCAATTGGGAAATAGTTTTAAGTACGCGATGACAGACAAACCTTGCT